AACCTCAGACAGAAGAACATCCACTCAGACCTAGAAGCCCATATGGAGCTTCAAAATGCTCAGCTAGACATATTGTTAAAGTTTATAGAGAGTCTTACAATTTGTATGCTGTTCAAGGTTGGTTATTTAATCATGAAGGCGTTCGCAGAGGAGAGGAGTTTGTGACTAGAAAAATAACAAAAAATGTTGCTAGAATAGCATCTGATTATACTAATAAAAATACATTTGAACCTTTAAAGTTGGGCAATATAGAGTCAAAAAGGGATTGGAGCGATGCCGAAGATTTTATGGATGGTGTTTGGAGAATGTTAAATCAAGAACAATATTTAATAAATATTTCAAGAAAAACTCCTGATGATTATGTTCTTTCATCAAACGAAATGCACACCATAAGAGAGTTTGTAGAAGAAGCTTTTAACTGCGCTGGATTTCATAGGTCAATGTGCAGATGGGAAGGCACGAAGGAAGACGCTAAATACTATCACGGAGATGACCTTTTAGTAGAGGTTGATCGTAGATTTTATAGACCAGCGGAAGTAGGATCTCTTTGGGGAGATTCAAGCAGGGCGACAAATGAGTTGGGTTGGAAACCTAAGTTTTCATTTCCAGCTTTAGTGAAGAAAATGGTTGATGTTGATTTAAAATTAGCAGGATTGCCTAAATGTGCTGAATAAGAAACAAATTATTGAGAGGTTAATACACGACGATATTTTAACTTCGAAAAAAACCCCTAAAACGTTTTTCTCGAAGCAAATGAAAATGCTTAACACTTTATGTGAAAGGTATTCTCAAGAATTTATGTCAGTCGTAACTTTTTATAATAAGTTTGATTCTCTAGAAATTCTTATTAGTCCAGCATCTAAAAAGATGTTAGACAAAAAATTCAAAGCTTTCAATTTTAAAGTTGACCTTTCTAAGTATCCGCAATATAATATTGGGCGTAAGTCGGGCAAAGATGCAAATGTAATTAAACGTAAGAAAACTATAAAAGATTTTTTAGATGAGTGAAAGAAAACCAGAAGATATATTAAATAACTTTTTGAAGACAAACAAAAACGATCATTATAATTTTGAAGAAGAAGAAAATTACAAAGTTTCTAGTGGATCTTTGCAGTTTGATTTACAGCTAGGTGGAGGCTTTGGTCCTGGATTACATAGATTTACAGGCATGAACGAAGGAGGTAAGACCTCTGAAGCATTACAGGTTATGAGGAATTTTTTAGAAACCATACCAAATTCAAGAGGTTTCTATATAAAGGCTGAGGGAAGACTTTCTCCAGAAATGAAAAAAAGATCAGGCGTGGAGTTTGTTCATAACCATGATGATTGGGAAGACGGTAAATGCTTTGTGCTAGAAAGCAATATTTATGAATCAGTTGTAGATATAATGACTCAACTAGTCGATAACAATGAAAAAAAAACAAAGTTTTGTTTTATTTTAGACTCTGTTGATGGACTAATTCTTAAAAATGATATGGCTAAAAGTTATGAGGATTCTACAAAGGTTGCAGGAGGCGCGAATGTAGCTTCAACATTTATGAAGAAAATTTCTATCAAACTGGCAAAAAGAGGCCACATGGCGATATTCATATCTCAAGTAAGGGCCGATATAAAATTAGACCCATACACAAAAGCACCAATTAGACAAACAACTGCAACAGGAGGGAATGCTTTATTACACTTCGCAAACTGGATTATTGAATACGAACCAAGATTTGCAGGAGATCAAATCTTACAAGATCCTAGCAACAAAAAAGCTGACCCTAAGACAAATCCTATAATTGGGGTTTATGCTAAAGCTACTGTAAAAAAATCACCAAACGAAAAAACTAACACCACTCTTAGCTATCCAATTAGATATGGGCGGACAGGTGGGACTTCTATTTGGATAGAAAAAGAAATAGTTGATTTATTAGAGGCTTACTCATTTATAAAAAAGAGTGGCGCTTGGATTAGCATAACTGATGATTTTAAAGAACTTCTTGCGGAGACATCTTTTAAGTTTCCAGAAAAAATTCAAGGAATGAACAATCTTTTCAAGCATATTGAGAGTGATCGCGATTTAACAAATTATCTTTTCGAATACTTTAAAAAAGATATCGCAGAGTTAGCTTTAGAATAAGTTCATGAAATTTGTTGATTTATACGGCAAAACAAGGAACTTAAAAAATGCAAAAAAATATTTAATAGATTGGGATAAGCCGAGCAGAAGCAAGTTCCAAACTCAAGTAAAAAAATTTTTGCAATCTTACTGGCAGCATGATGTTGTCTTTGAAGAATTTAGGGTTGTAGGAACAAGATTATCTTTAGATTTTTACAATGCCAATAAAAAAGTAGCTATAGAGGTACAAGGAGCGCAACACACTAAGTATGTTAAATTTTTTCACAAGAACATGTTTAAATACTCTGATCAATTAAAAAGAGATGAAAAAAAACTACAATTTTGTGAGCTTAATAAAATAAAACTTGCAGAAGTATATCCAAAGGATAAGATAACAGCGTCGTTATTTGACGATCAAGATATATATTTATGAATCAAGAAGATGCCGATCAAGAATTTTCAATACCATCTGAGATGGTTGACAAACTTTATGAATTATCTGGAGGTGTAGATAAGTACAAGGGCATAATAATGGCTGTTTCTACAGATGCAGGACGCCCTTTGATTTACCAAAGATTTGATTGTGGAATGACAGAGCTTGCGTTAAGCAAAGCATTAGAAGATTTTCTTTCAAGAGAGGGTTCTGAAATAAAAAAAGAAGATGATCAAGAAGAAGAATGATTTATTCTTACGAGCTAGAAAAGCAATTGTTGGCAGGACTATTAAAAGACCCAGAGTCTTTGATAGAAATTTCTAGCTTTATAAACACTTCCGATTTTTATTCAGAGTCAACTTCTTTAAATTCTACAATATTCAGAATTATAGAACAGGCCATAAACGCTAATGATGAAATAGACGAAGTTATAATCGCGCAAAGAGTAAATGAATTAGGCTTATCATTTGAAGACAATTTAAATCCAGCCGACTATATAAAATCTTTAGCCCTAAGAAAAGTTCCAAGTGGTAATATACTTAAAACAGCCAAAGAGTTAAAAAAATATTCAATTAGGCGAGAAATACTTCATTCGGCTCAAGATATCTCTAAAAGAATGAAGTCTATTTCTGCCGAGTCTTCATATCAAGATATAATACAAGCAGCTGACTCTATATATAACTCTAGAATAAATTTATACGAGTTAGGTAGTGACATCCCTCAAAACATCTACGAAGAGATGGAGGAGGTTATTGAGTATAGAGGAGACAATCCTCTTGTAGAATTTGGCATGATGGGTCCACACCCAAAGCTGAATGATATGTATGGATCTTTGTTAAGACCTGGAAATATAACTGTTATAGTTGCTCGATCAGGTGTGGGTAAAACACAATTTTGTATGGATTACTCTACCAAAGTGAGTATGAAATATAATGTTCCTGTATTGCATTTCGACAATGGGGAAATGAGCAAAGAGGAGCTTGTAATGAGGCAGTGTGCAGCCTTAAGCGGTGTGCCGATGCATTTATTAGAAAGCGGTAAGTGGAGAAAAGCAGGTAAGGCTGTTGTTGATAAAGTGCGAGCTGTATGGCCTAAAATAAAAGATCTAAAATTTTATTATTACAATGTTGGAGGTACAGACGTTGACTCAATGATAAGTACTTTAAAAAGATTTTACTATTCAACAGTTGGCAGAGGGAATAAAATGGTTTTTTCTTTTGATTATATTAAAACCAGCTCTGAGAGAATGAATAATAAATCAGAATGGCAAGTTGTTGGTGAAATGGTGGACAAGTTTAAGAAATGTGTTCAAAAAGAAGTGTTACATGATGGTGAACCTATCATACCAATGATAACTTCCGTGCAATCAAACAGATATGGCATAACAAACAATAGAAACGCAGACAGTATAGTTGACGATGAGTCTGTAGTATCCTTGTCTGACAGGATTACTCAATTTTGCTCGCATATGTTTATTTTAAGAAGTAAGACTGGTGATGAAATAGAGGTAGAGGGAGAAAGATTTGGCACACATAAGCTGATTAACGTTAAATCTAGGCACTTAGGTAACGATATAGCTGGCGCTGTCGAACCAGTAAGAATAAACGATGCTCTAAGAAAAAATTCAATAAATTTAGATTTTAATAATTTTAATATTACAGAAAGAGGAGATTTAAGGGATATAGCTAATATGCTTGATGGAAATCATGAATTAGACACAGAGGGTAGTAATGAAAATATAATTCCTAACTTTAGTGAACTCGGAGGATTTTAAAACAATATTAGAATCAATGGGATACAGCTTAATTGACTGTAGAGATCATTGGAGGACACAGGCTTTATATAGAGATGGTGATAATAAAACTGCTTTAAAAATATATAAAGATACTGGGGTTTGGATGGACTTTGTTGTTAATAAAGGGTGCAAACCTTTTAATGCTTTAGTTAGGGAAACTTTAAAATCAGATGATCCAAATCTTAGCAAAATACTTAATAAAATAAAAAATTCTGATTCTCCTACTATAAAGCATAAAAAAAATACAATAGAAATGGAAAAAATTTACCCAAATGAATCCTTAGATAAACTTTTCCCTAATTATAGCTTTTATAAGAAAAAATTTATTTCAGAAGAAACTCAAAAAAAATTTCAAGTAGGATTAGCTGGCGTAGGAAAGATGTATAGAAGGATGGTTTTTCCTATACTAAATGAACATCAGCAAATTATTGGATTTTCTGGCCGAAAAGTTGATGAAGATAATAATTTTCCTAAATGGAAACATCTTGGCAGAAGGAACAATTGGGTTTATCCAGCTTACAATGAGCTGACAGGTGTAAAAGAAGAAATAGAAATCAAAAAAGAAGTTATCTTAGTAGAAAGTATAGGCGATGCATTGGCTCTTTATGAACAAAATATTAAAAACGTGTTGGTCATTTTTGGACTACATGTTAATGGTAATATTATCAATTTTCTTAATAGCAGGGACATTAGCAATATCTATGTTTGCACTAATAACGATAGTAACAGCTCAGAAAATAGAGGACTTGTTGCAGCAATAAAAAACTATTTAAAATTGTCCTGTTATTTTGATTTAAATATTATTAGTATAAAATTCCCACCAAAGTCATATAATGATTTTGGTGACGCTCATTTAGCAAATTGCAATTTTCAAGATTGGCAAAATCAATCTGTAGATCAAGATAAACAAATATCTTATATTTGTAACTTTGTTAAAAATAACTCCTCAAGCTTCACTAAAAAAGAAATAAAAACTTCGTTAGTGATTAGCAATGAGCAGTGATCCAAAAACACCATTATCAGCCAGCAGAATAAAAACTGCCCAATCTTGCTCTTGGCTGTATTGGTCTAAGTATAAAAAGCATTTACCTGATAAAAGCAATGATGGTGCAAAGAGAGGCTCTATATGTCACTTAGTGTTTGAGGTTTTAGGGGAAAAACACAGGAAAAAATACTTTAATAAAATAATAAAAACACAAGATGTTTTTTGCGTTCCTTCAATAAAAAGATTGATTCTAAAGCATGCAGTCAAGTACGAAGTTGATGATGAAGAAAATCTAGAAATGATTAAAGATATGATCTTCAATGGTTTAACTTACGATTTTTTTGGCGCAGATACAGGCAAACCCACTGAAGAGTATTCTGAAAAAGATTTTGATATAGTCAAAAATGATGGCTCTATAAAATATAAAATCAGAGGCTTTATAGATAAACTGTTTTTATACAAAAAAAGTAAATATGCCTTGATAAGAGATTTTAAAACAAGCAAGTCTGTATTTAAAGGCAAAGATGCGACCGACAACTTGCAAGACTTAATGTATAGTTTAGCGGTAAAAAATCTTTTTCCAGAATATTCAACCAGAGTAAGCGAATTTCTTTTTTTAAAGTTTGATTTAGAGGAGAACTCTTCTAATTCTGGGATTATGAGAATGAAGCCCTTGGATGAAGATGAATTGCTTTGCTTCGAAATGCAGTTATCTGAAATACAAAAATACTTAGATAATTTTAGTGAAAAACACGCTCGTGCAAACATGGCTGCTTACAAAGATTTCCCAACTGACGGATCATTTAGCGGTAGGCTTTTATGTGGATTTGCTAAAGAAAAAGGCGAATTAAAACTAGACGGAAATCCAAAATGGCACTGTCCAATGAAGTTTGATTTTTTTTATTACCATATCTTTGATGCAGATAAAAATATTATAGGTTCGTATTTTGAAGAAGAATTTGAAGAATCTTTAGTTCCAAAGGGTTGCACGTATGAAATAAAATATTACGAAGGTTGCCCAGCACATAGTTCTTGACTAAAACATGAAGCTATGTAAATTATTTACATGCTACCAATTTATAAGTCCACATTTTCAATTGGCAAAAGTATTTTAACAATTGACAAAATAATTGAGTTATCAAAACTAGATTCAGCTAAAAATTTAATTTTAGTTGAGGATTCTCTTACTGGTTTTGTAAAAGCTCACAACTCTTGTAAAGATGAAGGCTTACAATTAATTTTCGGTCTGAGATTAAATTGCTGCAATGATGTCAACGATGAAGATTCGCTACAAGATTCTGGCCATAAGATTATTATTTTTGCTAAAAATGATGATGGTTGCAAACTACTAAACAAAATTTCATCTTTCTCAAACTTAGAGGGTAAAGGATTTATTGATTTTAATTATTTAAATAAAGTATGGGATAGTTCAAAATTGGATTTAGTTATCCCTTTTTATGATTCTTTTATACACCAAAACCAATTGTACTTAAAAAACTGTATTCCAAACTTTAAAAAAATAAAACCTATTTTTTGGATTGAAAAAAACAACCTACCATTTGACGATCTAATAACTAAGGCTACATTAGAATACTTGAAAGATAAGTACGAATCAACTTTAGTAAAAAGCATTTTCTACGAAAATAAAGATGATGTTGAAGCTCTACAAACATATAAGATAATTTGTGGCAGAAAGTTTGGTAGGGCCGCTAGTTTGAGCATGCCAAACTTAGATCACTTTGGCAGTGATGAGTTTTGTTTTCAATCTTACCAAAAAAACAAATGACAGAAAACCTTTTAAGATTTAATAAAAATCAACGTTACGTTGTATTTGACACAGAAACTGAAGGATTAAACCTTATAAAGTCTAGACCCTGGCAAGTTGCTTGGTTAGTCGCTGAAGGTGATAAAGTAATCTGTAAAGAGGACAGGTTTATACATTGGCCAAATTTAAATGTATCGGACGGAGCTGCTAAAGTTACAGGGTTTTCTAAAAAAGAATATGAAAAGAAAAGCGAATCTCCCAACAAGGTATGGGAGGATTTTTCTTCTGTTTTATTTGATGAAAAAAATCTAATAGTTGGCCAAAATCTTTTGGGTTTTGATGTATACATGGTTGATGTTTGGCGTAAATTAATGGGCAGAAGTTTAAAGCAAGATTACGTTTCTAGAATCATAGATACAAAAGCTTTAGCCACTGCAATTGCAAAAGACATTCCTTTTACTGGAGGAGATTTTATAAATTGGCAGTACAGACTACTTAATTACAGAGAAAGAGGATTAAAAACCTCTCAAGGTTTTCTATTAAAACAATATAACATAGATCACGACCCTAAAAGGCTTCATGATGCCCTGTATGATATAGAAATGAATTTTAAAGTATTTAAAAAACAATTATTTGATTTAGAGCTATGAATTTTGATACTTATAGTACTTACGAAACGCCTTTTCCAGTTGGCGTAAAGCTTCCAGAAATTATAATAGAAAAAAAATATTATGATGAAGTTCTTTGCGATCCAAAAGAAGATAACTTTCAGTTTTTAAGAAAGCTTTGTTTTAAAAAAGTCAAAGAGAGAGGTATAGATCAAAAAGATAATTCAGCACTTTACTATGACAGACTAAAAGAAGAGCTTGATATTTTTAATGATTTAGGTTTTGTAGACTATGTTTTGTTAAACTGGGATATAATTAATTTTTGTATAGAAAATGACATCCCTGTTGGTGCGGGTAGGGGTAGTGCTGCTGGTTCATTGGTTTTGTACGTTATAGGTGTTACTAATATAGACCCCATAGAATATGATTTGTTTTTTGAAAGATTTGTATCAAAAAGCAGAGCTAGAAAGATAGAGCATAATGGAGAGATCTTCCTTGATGGAAGTTTGTTAGCTGATGTTGATAATGATATTTCTTATGACAGACGCTCTGAAGTTATAGAGTATATAGAAAAAAAATATACAGGTAAAACCTCAAAAATTTTAACGCTTAATACGTTGAGTGGAAAACTTTGTATGAAAGAGTGTGGTAAAATCGTGCAAGAACTTTCTGAAATGGAAGTGAATCAAATTAGCGACACAATACCAAAGCATTTTGGGAAAGTAGCAAGCCTTGACGTAGCTTATGAAGAAAGCGAATCTTTTAAAAATTATGCTGATAAATATTCTAAAGTATTTAAAATAGCTAAAAAGATAGAGGGCTTAAATAAAAACACAGGTGTCCATCCCTCTGG